CTAGTGATTTGTCTACGATTACGGTAGAGTCGATAGTTAAACGTATGCCTAGCCACGAACCTTGGTTACAGCATGAGAATTTAGCACCAACGAGCGTAACTCCGGAGAAGACCGATATTACAATTGAAGAGGCTATTGCTGATGCAAAACTTATAAAGACACTAGATACGTTTAGAAAGAGTGTGTCGCAGTCTTCGGATAATAGCAGTAACGGTAATAATGCTGCAAGTAGTGAAACCGGCGGCGACTCGTTAGGTTTACCTACGAGCTAATTGACTAGGATAAATACTGCTATGAGCACACTAGAAAAGAATCTTTACAAACGAGTACAAGCAGAATCAGCACAACAGAACCGGCAGCCGACTGCAAGTACTATCTACCGTGGGATTAGTACAGTTAATCCTGAGAACGACGGTTTCCGCCTCTACGATGTCTCTATTATTAAGCAAGACATAATCAATCACTTCCATATTCGCCAAGGCGAGAAACTTGAGAACCCTGAGTTTGGAACTATTATATGGGACATTCTTTATGAGCCTTTAACAGAGAACCTAAAGCAAGCGATAGTAGAAAACGTAGAGACTATTGTTAACGCAGACCCTAGGGTTCTAGTTGATCGAGTTATTGTGGATACGTTTTTTAATGGGATTCAAATAGAGTGTGTAATTACCTACCTTGACTACAGCATTTCAGAGCAGATGCGTCTACAGTTTGACCAGTCAAACGGCTTGATTGCGTAATTATATACGCAGTTATCTCAAACAAATAAATACAAATATAATAGAGGAAAGCACATGTCAGCCACTGATAGACAGAACCGTTTACTGGTCGCAGAGGACTGGAAAAGAGTTTACCAGACCTTCCGTAACGCAGATTTCCAGAGCTATGACTTTGACAATCTGAGACGCACGATGATCACATATTTGCGTGAGAATTACCCTGAAGACTTTAATGATTACATTGAGTCGTCAGAGTACCTTGCGTTGATTGATTTGATTGCATTCCTAGGACAGAACTTGGCGTTCCGTATTGACTTAAATGCTCGCGAAAACTTTCTTGAACTTGCAGAACGTAGAGAAAGCGTTCTGCGTCTTGCACGTCTAATCAGCTACAATCCGAGCAGGAACCAAGCAGCAAACGGCTTACTTAAATTTACTGCAATTAGGACTACCGAAGACTTAATTGACAGCAACGGCGTTAACCTTAAAGGACAAACGATTCAATGGAACGATAGTACCAATGCAAACTGGTTTGAGCAGTTTATTAAAATAATGAATACTTGTTTACCAGTTAATAATGTGTTCGGCCGTCCAGCAAAAAGAGACGTTGTTGCAGATATTCCTAGCGAGCAATATCGCGTAAACGGGTTAAACACAACAGTTCCAGTTTACAGCTACGATAAGACGATTGAAGGGAAGTCAACCCCGTTCCAGATTGTTTCGACGGACCTTGTTGACGGTAACGTCGAAGAAGAAGCTCCTTTGCCAGGTAACAACTTTGCCTTTTTGTATAGAGATGACGGACGAGGTCCAGGCAGCTCTAATAGTGGGTTTTTTACACATTTCCGCCAGGGCATTCTTGATAACGGTCAGTTTTCTATAACCCAGCCAACTGCTAACCAAACAGTGGCTATTGATACAGTTAACATTAATGACTCTGACGTTTGGTTGTATAAGCTAGACTCAAACGGTAACGAGCAAGAACTATGGACAAAGGTCGATAGTGTTGAAGGTAATAACATCATTTACAACAGCATTAGTAAAAACATACGTTCTGTATACAGCGTGTTGACTCGTGTTGATGATCGGATTAACTTGATCTTCTCTGACGGTGTGTTTGGAGAGTTACCGAAAGGTAGCTTTAGAAGCTACTATAGAATCAGTGAAAACCGAGGAATGATCATAACTCCAGCAGCAATGTCTGGTATAAACTTTACTATCCCTTACTTGAGCAAACAAGGGCGCCCAGAAGAGATTACGTTTACAGTAGCACTTCAGACAACTGTTAGTAATAGCTCGCCTAGTGAGTCAAATGCGAGCATTAAGTCTAATGCTCCGTCAACCTATTATACACAGAACAGAATGATTACTGGTGAAGACTATAACGTTGCTCCGTTGGCAATCAGTCAAGAAATTGTTAAGGTTAAGAGTGTTAACAGAACCTCTAGCGGTATCTCAAGATTCTTTGACTTAATTGATGCCACCGGAAAATACAGTAATACAAATCTCTACGGCAACGACGGCGTTGTTTACAAAGAATTTGTTGATAGAACAACTACGTTCTCTTTTAATACACAAACAGATATTGAAGGTGCGATTATAAACATTGTCGAACCAATTTTAGGTAACAGAAAACTCGAACACTTTTATTATGACCGTTTCCCAAGAATAGGAACAATTGGTCTGAACGCATTTTGGGTGCCTGAGACCTCTGATACAAACACGTTCACCGGCTTCTTAAGTGACTTAGTTAGCGCAGAAGACGAGTTTTTAAGAGTTGGTAGTTTTACGTCAACTAGTCTCAGATTTTTAAAGTCAGATAGTCTACTTAGGTTTGTTGCTCCTGACGGGTCTCATTTCAACAAAGATAACGTCATAGAAACTGGCGCACCTTCTAAGCTAGGTGACAAGACTTATATTTGGACAAAAGTAATTAGAGTTGCAGGCGACGGTGCTGACCAAACGTTAGGAGAGAACCAAGGTGGTATTTCTCTAAGCGACGATATCCCAGAAGGTGCACTTCTGGGAGAGATTCGTCCGAGCATTGCTAGTACATTAATCGACGACGTAAAAAGACAGGTGATAGACCAGACGTTTGCATTTAATAACTTTGGGTTGCGATTTGATGTGGAACTACAGCGTTGGAGAATTATTACAGCTTCAAACCTTAATGCTCGCGGAGAGTTTAGTACAGGTTTCGCCGGTGACACCAGCGGCCAGGGCCTTGATGCAAGTTGGTTGTTAAAGTTTGAGACTTCAGGCGAGCGGTATAAGGTTACTTATAGAGGCCTGCGTTATGTGTTTGAAAGTGATAAAGAAATAAGGTTCTTTTACGACTCTACTGATAAGGTTTTTGATATTAAAACTGGTAAACTATCTAAAGATAAAATCTCGGTGTTGAACATTAACAACCAGCCAGATAGCGTTGCCCCGTTTACAACAGATTTTGTTTGGGAAATTTTAGAGGAGTATAGAGACAAAGAAGGATACGTAGATACTTCTCGCGTAGAAGTAACATTTTCTGACAGAGACAACGACGGGGTTGTAGATGACCCTGAGTTGTTTGATCACATTGTTGCTCCTTCTGTACCTAATATAGATCGTAAAACCGTTGTACAAGAAAAGTATACCACTTCAGCAGGCACCGAAGATTTTCGATATGTAAATGCTGAAGAAGCAGGAATAAGATTATTTGAATCAGAATCTGATAAAGATTTTCCGACGCCTAGTCAACGAAACGACGGCGAAGTCTTTTATCTTAAAGATATAAACTTGTTTAAAGTGTGGAACTCAACTACACTAACCTTTTCGGTAACTGGTGATTACAGAGCGTTTATTGGCCGAGATGACTTAAAGTTCCATTACGTGCACACTGCTGACGCTAACACTAGGATCGATCCTAGTGTTAGCAACATTATGGACACATACCTGCTTACTAGAGGCTACGACAGAAGCTATAGGTTGTACCTAGACGACCAACTAGAAGAGAGACCAAAGCCTCCTAGCTCAGATGAGTTGTTTAGGTCGTTCGGAGCAGAGATAAACAAGATAAAGTCAATAAGCGATGAAGTAATCTATCATCCGGTTAAGTACAAAGTATTATTTGGGCCAAAGGCGAACGAAGATTTGCAGTCTACATTTAAAGCAGTTAAGAACCCTGAAGTCGTTCTGAATGACAATGAAGTCAAGACTAGGATTATTAGCCTAGTCAACCAATATTTTGCGTTAGATAACTGGGATTTCGGTGATGTCTTTTATTTCCAAGAGTTAGCAACATTTGTAATGAATAGGATGGCCCCTGACTTAGTAACATTTATTATTGTTCCTAATCAATTAGGGCAAGGTTTCGGTAGCTTATTTGAGATACGTTCTCAACCAGACGAAATCTTTATTAGCGGAGCAAGTGTGTCTGACATAGAACTAATAGACGAGATTACAGCAACTAGGTTAAACTCAAACGGCAAGGTAGTGACAACATCAAGTGCTTCGACAAACAGCGGAGTCCAAAGTGCGGCTTCGGCAGGAACATTAAATACTTCTGGAGGACTTAGCTTCTAATGTCTAACAATGACCAAAATGAATCTCCACTACCAGTAGGAGACAACAACAAGAGAAAGAGTTCTGAGTTACTGCCTCGGTACTTCAGAACTCAGGCCAACGAAAAAATCCTTGGCAGTACATTGGACCAAATGGTCCAGCCAGGAGTTGCTGAAAAAATTGCAGGGTTCTATGGTCGAAAAACTGCCAGAGCTTTTCAGCCAGGTGACACTTACATCGAAGACGTAAACGAACAGCGTCAGAATCGTCAGTTAGAACCGGCTACTGTAGTTAAAGATAGTCTAGGTAATGTAGAGTTTTACAAAGACTACTCTGACTTTGTGAATCAGATTTCAGCCTTTAACGGCGACGTGTCTGACCACAGTTTGCTAAATGCTCAAGAATATTATGCTTGGAATCCGAACGTTGACTGGGACAAGCTAGTTAACTTTCGTGAATATTACTGGCTTCCTAATGGTCCTCAAACAGTTCAGATTCTCGGTCAGTCGGAGAATATAAAAAGCACATATAAGGTTACAACTGAGACCCAAGACGGTACTACAGTATACAAGTTTTCGAATAGGTTAGCAGTTAACCCTATTATTACGTTGTATAGAGGACAAACGTATCGCTTTGAGATTGACACACCAGGGTTTCCTTTTGCATTTACTCGAGATAGCAAGTTTACAATTCCAGACCCGCTGTCTCCTAGTGAAAATATCTCAAGCCAATACGTTGAAGGACAAACATTTTTTAATGTAGACGGTAACGAAGTTGCTCCGCAATATATCGAAAACGGCGTTATTGAATTTACAGTTCCGTTACAGTCACCTGACCATTTATTTTACTTGAGTGAAGTAGACGCCAATACAGGAGGATTCATCAAGGTATTTGACATCGGCGTCGGTTCTACTATTAACGTAGAAGAAGAAATACTCGGAAAGCTATTTTACACAAGTTCAAACGGTGTCGAATTTACAAACGGGATGAAGATAACCTTTGGAGGTGCAGTAACCCCAGAGAGATATGCCATCGGCGAATGGTATGTTGAAGGAGTAGGGACCTCTATAACATTAATAAACGAGGCTGACTTGGTTATCCCTGCATCTTTTTCTGATACAAAGTTAGTACCTTTTGATAGTAATCCGTTTGACCGACTACCTTTTAGTGATGCTAGTAGTTTTGCTGAACAAAAAGACTACCTGGTTGTTAACAGAGCCAGTCCGGATCGAAATGCTTGGTCGCGTTATAACCTATGGTTTCACTCAAGCGTTATAGAAGCAGCAGCACGGGCTAACAACCAGCCAGTAGTGCTAGATCAGTCGGCCCGTGCTACTAGACCTATTATCGAGTTCGAAGCAGGATTGCGCTTGTTTAATTATGGAACTGTGGCTAAAGACGACATTGACTTAATCGATACGTTTACTACCGATGTCTTTTCTACTATAGAAGGCAGTCTAGGGTACAACGTGGACGGCACTGAGTTAGCACAAGGTATGCGCGTTTTGTTTACCGCTGATCCTGACAGATTAGTAAACGGTAAAATATTTGAAGTTAATTTCATTACAATTGATAACAATAGGCAGATTTCGTTAATTGAAATAGACGACACAGACCCGTTAGAAGGAGAGGTTGTATTAGTAACCAACGGAGTAGAAAACCGTGGCTTACTATATTGGTACGATGGTGCAGAGTGGCAATCTACGCAACAGAAGACACAAACTAACCAGCAACCGTTGTTCCAGTTGTACGACGCCTCTGGTAACTCGTTTAACGACTCAAACGTATATAATAAGTCAACGTTTGTTGGAAACCCTGTGTTTGTTTATAAGGAAGGAGTTGGCGCAGTCGACGCTGAGTTAGGATTTCCGTTAAGTTACAGAACCATTGAAAACGTTGGTGACATTCAGTTTAGTTTTGCGTTAGTTGAAGGGCAGTTTACATACCAAGTCGCTGACGAGGTTATTACGAAATTTACAGATGCAGCATATTTGAGAAAGTACGAGTCTCGTGAAAGTTTTGTTGTTCAGAACGGATGGGCTAAGGCATTTGAAAAAAGTAGTCAAGCAGTAATTAGACAGTATGTCATTGAAGAGACAACAAACTTTGTTGAAGTAGATACCTACGACAATAGCAGTCGACTAGATGATCTAAGAATAAAAGTCTATTTAAACCAGTCTCTACAGGCTCAAGAAGAAGACTATGTGCTAGATAAAACTCACGAAAACGCTAGAGTTGTGTTTACAAATGAACTACCGGTTGGGTCTAATGTAATATTAAAGACTAGGAGCACAGCACCAAAAAACAACAACGGTTACTATGAGATCGCGCATAACTTAGAAAGGAACCCGTTAAACGATAAGATTGAATCCTTTACTTTAGGTGAAGTAAACGACCACGTGTCGACTATTGTCGAGAACGTAAAGGGGTTTGACGGACAGTATCCTGGTAACAGTAACCTACGTGACTTAGGTGACTTAGACCAGTACGGCAAGAGGTTTGTCCAACACACTGGACCAGTTAACCTTGCATCTTATCATATTACTGACAAGTCGGCAAATATAATTAAAGCACTAAGGTTTAACCGTGCAGAGTATGCTAAGTTTAAACGCACTTTTTTGCAAGCCGCCGAAGAATTGGGTTTTGACGGGACTCCGAAGCAGCAAGTAGATATTTTGCTAGATAGAGTGAATGCCAACAAGAATAGCAGTATGCCGTTCTTCTTTACAGATATGTTGTGTACCTCAGCAAGCCGCCGATTTGAGCACATTGTTTCTGCTGAAAGTAGCAGATTTTACGCTCTTACTGAAACGTTTACTCTTAACGAACTAAGTGCAAGATCAGTTCTTGTGTACCTGAATTCACAGCAGTTAGTACACGGAAGGGACTACGTCTTTAATAACGAAGGGTTTGTCGAGATTCTTACAGCCATTGTCCGTGGTGATGTGCTTGAGATAGTTGAGTGTGACAGCACAGATGGGTCGTTTGTGCCATCTACGCCTACTAAATTAGGCTTGTACCCTTCATTTATACCACAGATAATTGAAGACGACACCTATCTCGAATCGAGAAAGGTAATCCAAGGACACGACGGTAGTATTACGCTGGCGTTCAACGACTATCGCGATGATATTATCCTTGAGTTGGAACTAAGGATCTATAACAACATCAAGCAGCCGTATAACACTGACCTACTTGATATTAAGAACTTTGTGCCAAGCGACTTCCGTACAACTGGGTATACGTTAGACTCTATAAACAACGTATTAGTTACTGATTTTGTTGAGTGGGTAACTATTGCAGGTAACCCAGATTACACTACGAACACAGTGTACGACAGTTCAGACTCGTTTACTTACAACTATACAAACACTAACTCACCTAACGGCGTGCGCCTAAATGGGTACTGGAGGTCTGTGTACATACAAGCATACGATACTGATCGTCCTCATACCCACCCTTGGGAGATGTTGGGTTTTAGTGTAATGCCAGTCTGGTGGGAGTCAGTATACGGTCCTGCGCCGTATACAAGAAATAACTTAGTATTATGGGAAGACCTTGCAGGTGGTGTTATGCGAGATTCAGACGGCAACGTAACACGCAAGGATCCAAAATACTCAAGGCCTACACTGCTATCACACATTCCTGTTGACATTGCAGGCAACTTGCTGAGCCCTGCAGACAGCGGATACGTGCGAAATCAAGTAGACCGCACACGTAGATTGCCGTTCAAGTTTGGCGACCACGGACCTGTAGAAACAGCCTGGCGCCGTAGCTCAGAGTATCCATTCAGCTTGATAACAGCAATGATTCTTAATCAACCAAACACCGTGTTTGCAACGGGGTTCGACATGTCTCGCTTGAAGCGGAACCAAGTCGGACAGATTATCTACACTGAAACCGGTAAGATACTTAGGCTTAAAGATCTAGTGTTTCCTAACGCAAGAACCGACAATAAAAGAACTTCGACTAGTGGTCTAGTAAACTATATCTTTGACTACTTAAATGCCAGTGTTTTGCTAAGTTACGAAACGTACAAAGACCAGGTAACAAGGGTCCGAAACCAGTTAAGTATTAAGGTAGGAGGTTTCACCGAGAAAGAAAAGTTTAGGCTCATATTAGACAGTCGTACACCGTTTAACGAAGGTAATGTCTTTCTTCCGTTCGAGAATTACCAGATCTTTTTGAACACAAGTTCACCTATTGACGTAGCGTCTTATAGCGGTGTTATTGTAGAGAAGACAACTGCTGGCTACATCGTTAAAGGTTATGACCGTGAGAATCCTGTGTTTAGGTACGCTCGGCCTGTAACGGCTACCAACGATCCTGTAATTAACATAGGAGGAGTTAGTGAACCGTTCACAACTTGGGCAGCAGGTAAGCAGTATATTAAAGGTAAGAATGTTCGTAACGGCAACCAGTTTTACAGGGTTCTTGAGTCGCACGTTAGTGGTTCTACGTTCGATCCTTCTAAATTTAGAAAAGTTAATTCATTACCACAGCAAGGAGGCCAAGACGCTGTCTTGCGTCGACGTTTTGAAGACGAGATAATTTCGTTGCCATACGGTACGTTATTACCTACAACTCAAGACGTTGTTGACTTTTTACTTGGGTATGAAGAGTTTCTTGTTAGACAAGGTTTCATATTTGACCTCTTTAATTCAGACATAAGTCAAGTTGAAAACTGGACATTCAGCGTTAAAGAGTTCTTATTCTGGACTACACAGAACTGGGCTCCTGGCAGTGCTATTACACTGAGTCCCGCAGCAGAACAGGTCAAGTTTGCACGTGACTTCTCTGTTGTTGATAACATTTTTGATAACTTTTACGGTTACTCACTGTATAAAGCCGACGGTAAAAACCTTAACCAAGAGTTTAGTTCTATTGCTAGGAGTAACCAGGTTGACTTCGGAGTTAGCGTCAAGAACACTGATGATGGCATCTTCCATATTAGGCTTCCTTTGGTGCAAAAAGAGCACATCATTTTACTTGACAACACGTCGGTGTTTGGCGACATAATTTATGACCTAGAAGCAGGATACCGACAAGAAAGAATTCGAGTTACTGGTTACAGGAGTGATAACTGGAACGGCAGTTTGGATATTCCGGGCTTTATCTACGATAGTGCAGAAGTAAGTGATTGGGAAACTTGGACCGATTATAGCGTAGGTTCGCTTGTTAAGTACAAAGAGTTCTTTTATGTTGCACTAAACGATGTTCCTGGCAGTAACGTGTTTGTTGCTAGCAACTGGGAGCGTTTAGACGGTCGTCCTGAGTCAAGGCTAATTCCAAACTTTAATAACAGAATTAATCAGTTTGCTGATTTTTACGACTTAGACACTGATAACTTTGACACCCAGCAGCAACAGCACGCACAGCACCTAATCGGATACCAGAAGAGAAACTATCTTCAGAATATTATCACCGATGATGTTTCGCAGTATAAGTTTTATCAAGGATTCATTCAAGATAAAGGCACAATTAACTCGTTGACGAAGTTGTTTGATGCGTTAGGATCTGCTGACAAAGAAAGCCTCGAGTTTTACGAAGAATGGGCGATACGCCTCGGTAGATACGGTGCAACTTCTAATTCAGAGGTTGTTGAGTTCTTGTTAGACGAGGCTCAGTTTAGGTTAGACCCTCAGCCAGTAGAATTAACTAATAGACTGCCTGTTAACTCTACTGACTTAGTTTATAGACCGCGTCCGAGCGACATTTATGCTACCCCAGAAGGTTATGACAGTAACCCGTTCCCAGTAGCAAAGTCAGATCCGTTTGTACTTCGTTTGCCTGGCTTTGTTTTAGAAGACGATATCTCTTTTAGAATTAGTAACAAGAATGATATTCTTCAAGGTAATATAGCATCTGTAGATTTTGGAGACTACATATGGGTTATTGGCTTGAATGAGGATTGGGACGTACTTCAACACGTTGGGGTACCGTTGCGCGTTACTGAGATCGAGAACCTTGGTGACGGGAATGTTACTATTACATTTAACACAGGTGCTAACGAGTTAGCAGTAGGCGACTACATCGGAGTTCAAGGCTTAGCTTCTGGCAACAACTTTTATAGAGTCACAGATTTAGGAGTTAGCAGTGTTTCTGCAGTTACTTCAGCTGAAGCGACTGTTGAAGACCAGCAAGGGGTAAGTGGCTACGTTAGTAAGTTGCGTTCTGTAAGAGTACAAGGTGCAGGAGATGCTAACAAGGTTACTGAAGGTGGAATTGTAGCAGGACAAAGGATCTGGGTTGACAGTGATAAGTTTGATAACTGGTATGTACTTGAAAACCAAGAAGCCTACTTAGAAGGTCAGACTATTATTAACAAAGGGTCTTCAGTTAGTGACTTTGCTAAGGTTGCGAGTTCGAATGATAATACTAAGATAGTTATAGGGGATCCTAGCGGCGACACTGTACAATCCTACATTCGTGCTAACGAAGCTGGTGAAATGTTATTTGATGCAGAAATAGTTCCGTTTAGAGACATTGCTAACAGCATTGACCCTGAACAGAGATTCGGAGACGCAGTAGCACTTAGTCCGGATGGTAAGTTCTTGGCAATCGGATCACCGAATGCATCTAACGTCAGCTCACCGTTAGCCGGCGACTTCGATGCAACTGTTGACTATACTGAAGGCGACATTGTAAAACAAAGTGAGCAGTACTGGGTCGCGAACAGAGACCTAACTGCGAAGGTTTCTAATACAACGTTTGAAACTTTCAATAGTTACGCTTTTGTTGAGAAGGATTCAGGTAATTCTAACTTTAAACTTCTGCTTCAGCATGCTCCTTATCTGCCTGATATCAACCTGCCAGGTGACGAAGCACACGTATTGGTTCGAGCCCCAATTAACCAGTACCTAGGATCCGTTCCTGGAGATAGGTTACACTTAGCGTGGAATAGGTTTACACACCTTAATAGGATAGACAGCCAGACTGCCGAAGAGTTAACAGAAGTGTTACCGTTTGAGGATGTTGACCCTCAAGCAGGAGACTCTATTGAAACAGCAGTAAGCACTGACTTTATTTCTCATCCTGACGGTCACGAAATAATACAAAAAGTAGACAATGTGTTATTTGTCCAAAACGGTGAGAACTTACCTGTTGAAGGCAACGAGGTCACAACTACAACAGCACGAGGTACTGTTTATAAAAGGTATTCAGAAGGGTTCGACGTTGTTCTCTATATTATTAATGTTCAGGGAGAATTTAACCAATCAGACACACTACTAAACGGAAGTGCTGAAGTAGGAACGTACACACAGCCGTCTTATCAACCTAACTCAGAACTCGGCGGCTACTGGATGATCGGCCAGTCGGGCTTTTACAATTCTGCTCCGTTTGGAACCGGGTCTTATACCAATGCTCCGCAAGGCACAGCGCCTTCAGGATTTGGTATATCAGGTGCAGGTTTAGTATTTAAAGATCTTATCCTTGCTAGCGAGACTAGAGACGAGGCGTTCTTCTTTAATGCATTAAAAGATGCAGGCGAGTTTGGCAATAACCTGGACAGAACTTTCTTAATTAACTTCTCTTACCAAGGCGATGTTCAAGATGTTACTCCGCAGCCGTTTCCAGATGATCGTTGGGCAATTCGAATGCCAGTTGACGCGTCGTCTGTTCTGGGCGCAAGCGACTTGTTTAGGTTATGGGTCAATGATTCTATTGTTAGCGAAGACGTAAGTGCCTTCGGTTTTGATATTAACTATCTAAACAACAACGAGCATACAATCAACGACGTCTGGGACGGATACATAGACTTTACGTTTACAGCGACGCAGGATGTTGATGCAGAGGTTAACGACGACGGCCCGGGCGACTTTTATGAACCAGACGGTTCGTTGGGTATCGATCCGCCGACTATCTTTGACCCTATTACAGGTGCTACAGCCGAGGTTGCCTTTTATCAGAAAAGAAGTGATAAAGGTCGTATATATCTTAAAAACGTTTCTGGTGGTTTTGTTGTTAACAACCTACTTAGGATTAACACATCCGAAGACGGGACTCCTAATACCCGTGAAATGGGTAGAGTAGACTATGTTAGCTTAGCTGACAGTGAGTTAGGACGGTTAGCGATAGTAGTAAACCCTTCTGGAGATTTTCCAGTTAATCCTAACACGTACACACAACCGCTTAACGACTTTGCTCTAGTAAACGGCGAATATTGGTTCTATGAAACTAGATTAACAGCAGGCGCCCCGCAGGCTGCCAGCTTCCCAACAAGCAGAAATAAAGACTGGTCGCTGGTTTCTAATATACCTGTTGATCCTAGTAGAGCAAGCAACACCTTTGCTAACCAAGGTGTGTACCATATCTACGCTAGAGAGAATCGTGAATGGCAATGGGTTAATACGTATCTGATACCTGAGAGCGGCACGGATTCGTTTGTCGCAAAAGACTTAGATTTTGCACAGCATGACCAGTTGTATACTCTGTTTGTATCGACCGATACTAGTGTGTATATTATTAAGAACGGCACTGACCAGAACGGTATAACTTATGACTGGGCTATTGATAAAGATGCAAGGTACCGAGGCAATTGGAATGATTTTGAAACAGCAGTGAATAATAACCCGAATGCTGTAATTTCTCTTGATACCGGTACTATTGTTGAGTATAACGGTGAGTTATACCAAGCACGAACAGTTATTACAACAACAGTTACTCCAGACTCGGCGCCGACGAAATGGGAGCCACTAGATTCTGAGATAACTGTCGAAGGGTTTGTTCCTCACGATATTACCTCTACTTTATATAATGATAACACGTTTACTGACCCGAGTCAAACAGAATTTGCCAAGCAGACAACCTCAAGTCAGAACGGTCAGGTATTAGTTGTTACGGTTGCCACTGACGTAGATACCGCGCTAGATGCAGATCTTATTGCTAACCGGGTAGTAATTTATCGAGTTAAAAATGGTCGCTACGTTTATAGCCAGACCATAGACGACCCTAACGTTAACCAAGAAACAGACGGTTCTACTTTAGAGTCAGAGATCCGGTCAGGGTTTGGTGACAGCATTGCACTGTCACCAAACGGCCAGTATTTGATAATAGGCGAACCATTTAGTGACGACAGAGCACTCGACCAGGGCACAGTATATGTTTATAAACAAAAAGACGAAGGTTCTGTCTTAGACAAGGAATTTGCCCTAGTTCAAACAATTGTGTCGCCAAGAAACAACAAAGTTGAAAAGTTTGGCTTTAAGGTTGCAGCAACTGATACGTCAATTGCTGTCACTAGCTTCAATGGTGACATTGACGTGTTAGTCCCAATTGATCCTGAATTAACTGAGAAAACAACGTTTGACAACGGATTTACGCAGTTCTCTGACACCCTTACTGACACTGGCAGCGTGACTATTTATGAGTTAGTTGACTCGACCTTTATCTACGCCGACGCATTCGAATACGATGAAGCAAAAGCAGCACAGTTCGGCGAGAACTTAGTTGCAACACGAAACCACGTTTATGTAGGGTTGCCGCGTATTAATATTGACGGTCAAGTAGGGGCCTTAGTAGATTATAGAAGACCTTTAAACAAGCCTGTTTGGAGTAAAATCAGGCAATCTTTACCGGTTGTTGACCTCAACCAAATTAAAGAAGTGTTCTTGTACAATAGAAGAGATGAACAGCTTATAACTTACCTTGATTACATTGACGTTCGTCAAGGCAAGGTTGCCGGAACAGTAGACGCTCAGATAGATTTCAAGATGTTTGCTGACCCCGCAAGGTACAATGTGACAACAGACCCTCAGTTATTTAACGAGACTAATACCTGGGAAGATACCTATGTTGGTAAAGTTTGGTGGGATTTGAGCACAGCTCGGTTTGCAAACCCGTACCAAGGTGACGCAGTTTACCAGAGTGCTAACTGGAACAGGCTCCTGCCGGCAGGCTCAGTTGACGTCTACGAGTGGGTGGAATCAGACCTACTTCCTTCGGAATGGGATGAGATTGCAGACACGACAGAGGGTGTCGCTCAAGGAATTAGTGGCACTAGCTTGTACGGAGACGACGCATATTCTCAGAAGATAAAATACGACCCTGTTTCGCAGACGTTTAGTAATATCTACTATTTCTGGGTGTCTAACAAGTTTACGCTTCCGAATATAGGTAGAAGAACTATTAGTGTTGGTAATATGGCTAACTTGATCGCAGACCCGAACCAAGAGGGTTACAGATTTATCAGTCTTATGTCCGACAATCGATTTGTACTGTATAATAGCGAAAGTCTAATAACAGGAACTGATGTTGTTCTAGCAGTAACCTACTATACACAAGACAACCAAGAACAGAACGCTCATACAGAGTATCAGCTATTAACTGAAGGGTTGTCTACTAGTTTACCTAAACAAGACATTGAGCGCAAATGGGTTGACAGCCTGACAGGTTACGATATTCAGGGGAGAAAGATTCCAGATCCGAATCTTCCGCCACGCCAACGTTACGGTACTTTATTCAGCCCACGGCAGAGCTGGTTTGTTAATCGTCAAGAAGCATTAAAGCAAGTAATTGAGCGTGCTAACATCTCGCTGTTAAAATTGCCTGTAGTCGACAGTCGTGATTTAAGCAAGTTTCTTGCGGAAGATCCTATTCCGCTCGTAACGTCTCACTTGTATGACTACGCAGTTGATACAGTCGAAGAACTACGTTTTATTGGTACTAGTAAAGCAGCTAGAGCAAGCATTAGTGTTGAGGTAACAGACGGTTCGATAACAGACGTGTCGATAGATAACCCAGGACGTAGGTATAAAGACCCTACATTTGAAACAGGAAATGCTGTTCGTAAAGGCCCAACGGTTACGGTAAACGGCTCTGGGAAAGACCTAGAGATTGACCTGTTTATTAACAACCTCGGACAAGTAACAGACTTTGACATAGTTGACCCAGGTACCGGGTACACTAATGACGTAACCGTAACAGTCCGTCCTGTGAGCGCGTTAGTTAGATCAGACTCAACAATCGGCGGGCGTTGGGCTGTTTATACCTGGGATACAACCTCTAACGATTGGTCTCGTGCATCAACACAAGAATTTGACGTTAAGAGTTATTGGGACTATGTTGATTGGTTTGCGGAAGGTAACAACCAGTTTACAGAAATTGACCACGTAGTCCAAGGGTCGTTCCAACTACCGTCGCTAGACGACAGCGTCGGCGATGTTGTTAGAATTGAAAACGTAGGCCAAGGCGGCTGGCTATTGTTGCGTAAAGTTAACGACGTCGACACTGACGACATTACTGTTAATTACGAGACTATTGGACGCCAAGACGGTACTATACAGATTGATGCTAAACTTTACGATACACAACTAAACTTAGTAGGGTTTGATGCGTTCAGTTATGATAGCCGGTTCTTTGACTCGGAACCAACAGACGAGATTAGGTTAGTAATGCAAGGTCTTAAAGAAGATATCTTAATTGATGACCTAGCAACTGACTACAATGAGTTATTTTTCTCAAGTGTGCGTTATGTGTTTTCTGAGCAGCTTAACGTTGACTGGGCATTTAAGACCAGCTTCGTTAGAGCTACTCACAACATCGGAGAACTTTCTCAGAGTGTTACGTTTAAGAATGATAGCTTACCTAGCTTCAACGAATACGTTGAAGAAGCAAAACCGTATAAGACAAACATTAGAGAGTATGTAAGTGCACTAGGAAAGACAGACGACACCAACTCTGTAGTAACAGACTTCGATCTACCTCCGAAGTACGACCCTGCTGCTGACAAGATACTGCCCAGGGCAGTTCAGATAGTTGACAACCAGCTTGTTGATGCTACTGGGTTATTTGACGACTTCCCTGACAAACACTGGAGAGACAATCTTGGGTTTACTGTTACAGAGGTTCGTGTCTTTAATAGAGGCACTAAGTACACCACTGCTCCGAAGGTCTCTATTACTGGCGGTGGCGGTTCTGGCGCAACTGCCAGAGCCTTTGTGGGACAAGGGAAGATTACAAAGGTACAGGTAGTAACCGCAGGTAGCGGTTATACTTCTGCTCCTACGATTACTATTGACCCTCCACCAGATAGCACCGGGGTACAGGCACAAGCCAGCGCAATTCTAGGAGAGGGACTTGTTCGTAGTACAAAGGTTGAGATGAAGTTCGACAGGTACACCAGTGAGCCGACTTTTTTAACACTCAAAGAGCAAGAGTCGCTTACAGGCACCGGAGCTAACACAATATTCAATCTGAAATGGCCAATGGACCTTAGGACCAACCGAGTAACGATTACTGTTAACGGTGAAGAGTCTCTACGTAGCGAGTTTGCGTTTAGAAATATTAAAGATACGACTCTAGGGTACACTAGGTACTTTGGGCAAATAGAGTTTGCTAACCCACCAGCGTTAGACTCTAGTATTGTGGTGGATTACTTCAAGTCGTCTGGTTTGCTCAACGCCACTGACAGGATTGAACACCTGTATGCACCAACTTCGGGCATGATCGGTAAGGACCTTTCACAGTTAATGAAGGGCGTTGATTATGGCGGGGTAGAGGTTAAGAGTTTTGACTTTGATACGGCTACTGGCTGGGACAATGACGAATGGTTTACTACTACCTGGGACACGTTTGATAGTACCTTCGAAGACTTAGTATTCCGCTTAGACGGAAGCACAACGGTTTTAGAGTTGGATAATCCGTTAGAAGATGGAGTCGTTTACAATGTTTACAAGAACGGTGTACGTATTGACGACCCTAACTTCGGAACTCAGGATCCTGTTACAAATCTAAATGCTGAGATGCCAAGTCTTGAAGGCGACGGCTCTCAGCTGACTATCGACCTTAGTAACTACGGTGTAAGTGTTAGTGACGGCGACGTATTTGTTGTACGAAAAACAACGTCAGACGGTAGTTTTGCTCCGGACCCAGACAGCTTTGACACTCAGCTTAGCGGCGGCACCCTTGATTACGGTAATGCTACTGGACTAAACGCAGAAGACATTATTGTTGACGGTGACTTGTTTGTGACTCCGGTTACAAGCGGAAGTCTTGAAGAACTTATTCCAGGACAGGTCCTAGACACAGTCGATATCAAAGTGTTTGAGCGTCTGTCAAACGGGCAAGCTGAGATATTTAATCAGAATT